CCGAAAATAATGGATGAGAGGGTCTGGGCCCTTATGACCCAGGTGCCTCTCTGGTACAACCCCATTTCACCGAATGGAATTGTACCGGATGCTCTGCTTCCATATATGGAAGGCAAGCATTTCCTTTCGACAAAACAAGTCCCGTCGGGACTTATTTTGGCGAAGGCTGGTTCTCGCAGTGTTGCAACAAACCAGTCACGTCTCCACGAACGAGGTTTCTCGATCGAGGAGATTCGATGGAATGAGGACGGCACTGCCGAACTCATTACACGACCGGGTGCCGATGGACAAGTCCCTCGGTACTCGGAATCACTTTCGTCTCTCTTGAGAGACGCAAATGATCATATGGAAGTGGCAACTCGCGAAGTTGACACTACCACTGCAGACGAATACGACTCCTCAGGATCGGAGACGTCTGAGCCCGAAGACCTCTTAGACCAAGAGACCGTCGGGCCTATCCGTCGTCGAAAGACACTTTCGAAACGGATAAAGTATGAGGACCCATGGAAGCTCCATGCCGCCCATACTCTGGCAAAACTCAGAGACCTTCCAGGTCCTGAGATTGTCACGTGGTCTGGAGACGGAATTCGTCTCCAAGACCCGCTCCCACCTCGGGTCCTAGGACCTAAGTGGGATGGATCTATGCGGAACAAGATACGGTTCCACAAGATCGCGACAGATGAGGTGAAACTTCACGTCATCTATCGTCACACTCACTGGGGAATTAGATTGTCCAGTGAGAGTGCGAACAAAGATAGTGATTATCACTACTTTGCTCGAACCCTCAAGAATCGGTTGAACCGGTTCCTAAAGGGTAAGTCTGATCCCATCTGGACTGCGGATGAGAAACAGGCTATAGCTCCGTCAGGGTATCGAAACCGTGACAGGAGTTCACGAGCTTTAAGGCTTATCGAAGTCTTAAAGACCGTTGACGGGATCTTCGTACAGAGGTACTTAGCAAATCCCGCCGAAGTATGGACATGGGAAAGATTCGACATGTTCATACTTGGGACTCTATCCCTATTAATAGGAGATGAGTTCCTCGATGGCGAGCTCTCCGAGGAGTGCATCGACATCCGCACTTCCTATGCCACACTTAAGTGGTCTAGGAAGTGGTTTAAGCAGGTATCTCATAGAGATGTGCTTAAAACCGCCACATCCCCGCCCCGTGAAGGGCAGGAATGGGCGAGGCTGCTCTGGAGGACTTGGAAAGTCCTTCAGTCAGCCAACGGATACGAACGCCTATTGATTATAGGCCTTCTATCCCAAACTAGGGGTTGCGGAACACCGCCACCACTAGTTGTACTCCAGTCGAAACGGAAATTTATTCAAACCGTTTCGCAGGAGCCGGCGCCGGAGTCGCATACAATGCGAACTCTGCGCCGTCTTGCAGTCGAGGAGGTTATATCTAACCTACCCGCTGCAGCTGTAACCGGTCTCTCGACGAAGTCGAGAGTCACGATTACGTCCGCCGCTTGCTGGGAACGTACCCGCAAGGAAGGTGGAACGACGGAACAGATCAAACAGATCTTGTCCTCCGTCGAGCCGATGAACCAGGTACGAATTCGTAACTTGGACACCGGAGAAGTCGAATCCTGGAAATTTCCAGACGAATTCGACTCCGTCGGAGAGTTAATTTTCTGGGTCTGCTTAGACCAAACTCTCCGAACACCACGGGAAGAGCTTAGACAAGCTTTTCTTACCGTGGTGCGCGAGCCAGGTAAAGCTAGAAGCGTTACCAAGGCCCGAGCTTGCCTAAAGGTCGTTCTCGACCTAGTCAGCAAGATCTGCGCAGAGCCTTTAGCCAAAGGCATTCGCAGTAGTCAATCGGGGATGACAGCGTCAAACCACGGTTGGAATCTCTTTAACTCATTCTCGAATGAGGTTGAGAGACATGAAGTCTTCTCCCTTCTGCAAAGGGAGGAGGCCTCTTTCGAAGGCTATGTCGAACGGACAGACACCTTCGAGGACCTCTTCATTTCTTCAACGGATTATGAAGAGGCTACAGATTCTTTGAGACACGATGTCGCAAAGGATCTGGGATACGCTTGGATGCTGAAATGCGGCATCCCTGCGGTCCTTCGGGGTATTGTAGTAGAAACCTGCTACAAACCTCGAAAAGTCTACTTTAAGGCCACTGGCCTACTAGCAGACTTGGGTAGTAGCGAGCCCCTCATGGGGCCCGAAATTCACTCTACTACCCTTCGGCAAGGTGTCCTCATGGGGGACCCCTTGACGAAGCCTGTATTACATTTGGTCAATGTAACTACCAGGCTCTTGCAGAATAGGATCAATGATCCTGATTTCTACAAGCGGCTTCCGAATTTCAATGAGATATCGGAAGTTCTCAAGAAGTATAACAGTTAAGTTATACTCCTTGATCTGTCCCAGGCTCTGCCATTTGAGAGGCAGCCTGAGGGCAACGTATAGCCCCTAACTGGGGAGCATTTACG